GTTTCCACCTCAATACCCAGAAAACACAAAAGGCCCGGAGTTTCCCCCGGGCGCCTTCATCTATTCCTGTTCCGTTTCTCCCTCAGTTCCCACCGCCTGGCCGTCAACATAAGCCTCGGCCAGCATGTACACCGCCACTGACCCAAAGGCCCCGATCACGGCAGCCACCTGGGCGGCTGTGTTGTCCGAGACGTTGAGCAACACCATTACGGATGTGCCCAACCCAGCCAACAGCGCCCAGAACTTGCGGCTGGAGAGCTTGCGTTTCCAATCTATTTGACTCATGTTCCACCTATCCTTTCAATACCCGTTTCAACACTCCCAGGGCAATGGCCAGTACGAACCACTTTGTAGCCGGTTCGTCTGGATCGTGGTCAACGGTGATCAGCCCCGCCTGCTTGGCGTCCGCAATGATGTCAAGCTTCCACTGTTCCACTGGTTTCGCCTCCTTCCTAAATAACCAATACGCCGGGTTCCGGTTCGATGTATCCGCCGCCAAAACTGTAATATCACAATAGCAATACGAATTTTTATCAACCTCGACTTTACCTTTGCGCCCAGATAGATTAAACTTCCCGGGATAATACCCAGGGTCCAGCACAATAACTCTTCCGTCACCGGCCAGCCCGGCGCACACGATAAAGTGCCCACCGTCTGAGAATACGCCGGTGTACCCTCCGCGGTTGCCGCCAACGTTTGCGACAGCCATGCCACCTGAACGTAAATGTTGGATAAGCTCGTTTTCATCAGAAGTAGTTTCGCAGACAAGGCCATAGTCAGAGCAAATGGCCTGTGCCAAAACGTTCATATCCGTTCCGCCGGACACCCGGGCACCTTTCTCTATAGCATAGGCAGCCATGGCTTCAGGATCTGCATTGAGTCCGGTGAGGTTTTCGACAATCATAGCGGAACTGACCACCCCGCACCCGCCGCTTTTTACTGTGGCCCTGGGCAGCTCAGGGCTTGGGTACGGAACGTAAGCGTAATTGTTTTGGTTGTAAACCTTATAGATGATAGTCACCCCCTCCTTTTGCCGGAGAAGCCGCCTTTGCGGTAAGCTTCTTTTTCCGGATCCCGGCCAGAAGCCAGAGTTCACCAGTAGTAAAGCCGAACCATGCCGCTATAAGGGTAGTTGGTTCACTCCCGACTCTAAGGAACGTATACAGAGTGGCGGCAGTAAATCCTGCGTTTAGAAGAATAACTGCCGCCACCACGAATTTTGAGTATTTCATTGAATTCACCTCAATGTTTTGCCAACCATCCGCAGGCAGCCGTCAACAAGGAAATTAAAATGGTTGCCCATAATGGCAACCGGTTGGCCAATTTGTCTAGTTTTCCGTTGATTTCGGTGAGACAGCCTTGAAAGAATGCCTTATCTTCCATCCTGTCCCGATCAAGCCTGGTCTGAACGTTGAACAGCGTTACGATTTGTTCATCATGCCTGGCCAGTTTGATACCTTCTTCTTCAGACACTCTCATCCCCTCCCGTTCGGTATTAGATATGGGGGTCGGCGCTACCCGACCCATCACCTCCTTTTTCCCAAAGTAAAAGCCGCCCCGATCGGAGCGGCCCGGTTCCAAAATCCCAAGCGTTTGGCATTTTAATCTGAAGGAATTGCCAGCAACATCTTTGGCTTTTCCGGCCACCAGGTGTCCGGGCACACTTTAATATCGAGATCATAATCGATACAAAAGTGTAGGGCATGCACCCAGGGGAAAGAACGCTGGAATATCCAGCCTAGGTATACAGGGAATAACTTTTGGTCATCCGGAATCATGCCGAACATCGTTTCAAAATCCTCCAGTGGGACGATCACCGAAATATCTATGTCCCTTGGCAGATTTTTATATATTGCAGAGCCAACTAGATAAACCGGATAACCTGTGGCATTTGCTGCTTTCTGTGCCGCTTCTTCCAGTTTTACAAAAGCTCCCCAGGTCATTGGTTTATAGCTGTCCAATCGGGGTTTCCTTTTTCCCAGAATAGGCTCACTCATAGGTGCGGCCTTCTAGATCGTCAGACAGGACGCCATTTTGCAGCCATCCGTGATACCGTCCAACAGCATTGATCGAAGGAGAGACTGTTATATTGGGTGCCTCCCCAGTTACAGTCCATCCGTGGTCTTGAACCTGGCCACCCTTAATATACCTGCTATCGACCATCAATCCTTCTCCATTAGGTAGACAAACAACCAGAGGAGGTCTCTTGCCTAACCAATCTCTAACATATTCAGGAGATAATAGACCTGATGGGCTGCCATCGTCTTTGATGTACCAAGGAGCAAACCACATATCACCAGGCTTAGGTTGTTCACCCCTTGAGCACAATTCTTCTCGGTCTACTAACCGACATTGCACAGGCACAATTCCACCTCCCCATGAATAAAGGCCCTGGTTTCCCAGAGCCTTCTCAATAATCGCTTTGCTGCGCATTATTAGTCTACTATGCAGCTATTGCATCCAATATCTGCTGTTTTTCCGCGACAGTCAAGGCGGGATAATCTTGCAAAGCTACTTCCGCCGTAATTTGTTCTGCTTCCATCCTCGCTTTTATAGCCCTAACAAAAATTCTTAATTTCCAACTCGGCATATTAAGCACCTCCTAAAATACTTGCGATCGCCATTTCTAAATCAGTTATACGCTGCTCTTTTGTGGCATTCAATTTATCACTTTCATCTATCACTTCCTGGAATATGTCGCCTTTTGTCTGTGCGGTATCACTCACAATGCACACGTTGAAAACATTAAAATCAGGCATTAAACTTGCTGTTGCCGCCTCTATAGTGATACCATCATAAGTTAATACTTGATGCACAACATCAACTATTTCTTTGGTATCTTGCTTGTATATTATAGCTATCATAAAATCCCCCTTATTACGAACCTAATGTAGCACCGCTCGGCAGCACTATTATTCCGCCATAAGATGTAACAACAGAACCTGTTATTGTCCATCCAGTAGTACTCTTCTTGCTCAATATTCCTCCGTAAATAGCATAAAGTGCTGTTGTATTGCCTGTTCCGGTCAATGCGTTACAATGCAAGTTGCCGCCACCCATGGCTGCTGCTGCTTGTGCTCTATTGGAAATTTCACAAGTATCTAACACGGCTGATCCATAAGCACAAACCGCTCCATAATAACCAGTAGCACTGACTACCATGCTGCAATTTTGGAATAAGACTTGAGCAGAACTACTTGCGTATAATGCATAATTATTCGCATATGTTACTCTAAATCCCTTAAAGCTTGTTGGAACAATATTAAACAAAGATAAAATCCGATTGGCCAAATAATTAGCACTATCCGCTACATTACTAGCTCCTTGAAAGATAATAGAACCGCGACCAATATAACCACGCAAATCAATCGCTTCTGAACTGTAGTCTCCAGCTGCTACATTTACCGTAACTGCATGATTAACAACCTGCGGTATTTTCGCTATAGCAGCTGTTATAGTTTTTAGAGCATGACCGACACCGGCTGCAAGCCCATCATTGGCATCATTCCCGTTGGCAGTATCAACATATAACGTTATGTCTGCTGTGGTTTTTTGCGGCACATAGGTAATATGCGGCATAGTATCAGCCAAATGCGCATTAACATCCTCCAGAGTTTTACTCGGAGCATCGTACCAGTTTGTCTTGCCGGTGATCGCTTTGATACGATTAGCAAAGTAGCTGACCCAGGAAACCAACTTATGCGGCCCACTACTAGCCGGAGCCTGCGTAGGGTCGGCAGTGGGGGTCAAGGCAGAGTCAATTTGATCAGCATTGTAATTGAGATCATCTATGTCGATGACCTCGTTATCTTCGGGCTTTCTAAACTCATAATTTGTGGTATTTTGCATCAAATCCACCTCCTAAGCAGGTTTCCAGGTCTTTATGCCTTCCCAGGTAATACCCTGGCCATTCACATAACCCCAGGTATTCCCCCAGCCTAAAACGTCGCCCCAAACCGTGTATGTGTATTCATATACAACCCCTAGATGCGCAGGCTTTATTTCCTCGATAGCCTCCTGTAAATCCGCAATATTAGCCGGTATCCCCAGCGGGTCTATAAACTTAATCGTGAAGCTGTATGATTCAGGGTGGTCTGTAACTGAAACAGTTCCATAAACATAACTTTCAGCCACGCTTTTGATCATAGGTACTGTTACTGTGCCAATACCCCGGATTTTTGATATTATCCGGCTGCGGCGTTGTGCTATGGGTTTGCCCGAGTAGGATATCAAACCGAGTTCCTGTTCCCAAAGGTCGAGCGCCCAAGCTGGTGCAGTGTTCACAAACATAGCCTGGAGCAGCTGGTCAATACCAGCTTCATAATCGTCTAATTCGAGGCCTGTAGACTGAAGATAAGCTTTGAACACCCGGGAGGATTGATAATACTCCGGGCAATACCCCAACATTTCCAGGCCATTTGGCGAGGTTAAAATCTCATCACTCACTTAACGTCACCGTCCCTTTTACGGCAACCTGGCCGGCACTTATGGTTATATTTGCAGTTCCACTATTGACCTGCAGGTTGGAATAATCCTGAACGCCTGTAGTATCCAAGAGCAACGAACCTATTCTTACATAGCGAACGGTAGGATCAGCGCTAAATGCAATGCTTTGTAAATAGGCTGTAAGGTCAGTTTCAAATGCCGTCTTAATCTCTGCCAAGGTCTTGGTTCCGGTCCTAATCACGGTTGCAGTCACGTTAATATTTACCGCAGTGGCAGCCACTACCGTGACGGTAGCGCCGATCGGAGCCTCCCCGGCTCCCGTTCCGCTACTGGGAGAAATATGAGCTTGAACAGCATCTACTACGGTCTGCCCTACAGGCAGCTTATCCTCATCAATCAAAGCTACTTTTACCGTTCCGTTACCGTCCCACAATGGTATTACCTGCGCATCACCTACGCCAGCAACCTCTAAAGCCCATTGTTTGTAATCGGCCTTATTCCCGCTAGTTCCAGGGTTCCGGACCTTCTCTAGATACCTGGCCAGCAGGGAAGCATCACTCTCAATATCCTGTCCACCAGTAGTTGCCGCAGCATTATTCACAGAGGATACACCAGATACAGATGAGGCCAGGACATTGATGGTGTTGGCCAGAGCGTTCCCACTTTCGCCAGCTGTCTTGGCCTGAATATTTATTGCAATGGAGCCGCCTGCGGGGATTGTTGCTTCTGGCGTGGTTTCATATTCTACGGCAGCAACGGATAGCATTGGATCAGCTGGTGTGGCTACTACTGTACCAGCAGGGATAACAGTTCCGGGCGTCCCGGTAATAGTTACCTGGCCAGTGGCTTTGACCGCCGCCCGGCGAGTCAGACCATGCTCATCACACCGGGCATCGAGGTACTCATCAAAAGTGGTTGATGCGAAACCTCTGGCCAAGAAATTAGACATATCTATTTTCAACTGCACCATTTCCGTAGCAGCTGCGGCCAGGGCGTCATATATATAGCTGCCTTCAGCTTTGTCTACATCATCTGGCACCTGTACAAGCAGCCGGGCCAGAATAACGTTAAACGTCTCGGTTGTAAGGAAATCAGGTAAACTCACACAATCACCACCCCTGTACCAACTTGAAACTGATCACCCCTGATTGAAACAACATCACAACTGAAAAACAGCCTATCTTCTTCCCAGGTAAACGCGAAGTTTATAACCGAGTCGGTCCGGGGATCCACCAGTAAAGTTTCCGTCACAACCCTTTGTATCTCGCTTTCAATCACATTCCTGGAGAAAGCCCGGCCAATGATGTCATCAAAATCGTGGCCATAATCCCGGCCATAGATAACGAAACGATACCGGGCGGTAAGAAGGGCCTTCTGGCACCATTCCATATAGGCCTCAAGCTCATTGGCCGGAGCCGTGCGACCGGTGGGGGTAAAGACGAACTCACCGGTATTAAAATCAAACTTCCACCCCCGGCCGAATTTAACCGTGGTGGAAGCTTCTGCGTCTATTTGCAGGCCGCTCACCGGCTCTGTTGGGAATAGATTATTAGCCATAGGGCACCACCCTCGATATTATTACCGCGTCCTGACCACCGTTTACCAGAGCGCATAGGACGCGATCACCGGGCTTGTATTCGGGCTTATATTTTATCCTGGCCTGGGTTATTTTGATAAACCCCTTAGCCGCTGCGTCATAGGTCCAATCATCGAATTTGAAACTTGCCGTATGCTCGCCTTTTTTGATATACCCTATCGGGCTTTCGTTCTCCCCTCCATTTGGGGTTACCGGGATGTCGGTTTCATTGCTTATCTTCAGCTTTCCTGTTTCTTCATGGGCTGGAACAAAGAGTTCAACTTCAATTTCAGCATCTATCAGCGGCTCGTGGACCATCGGATCCCTGACCTCATGTTTAAAATCATCAAGCAGCACTCCGGAAGAAGTCATAGTTCCCAAAACACAGGGGACGCCCTGGAGTCCACTGTTGACGTGTTGCTTCATTCTATTGTCCAGAAGGTCAAGCAGCTCCTTACTCAAGGTAATACCGCCTCCTCACGTAATCTTCCCACGACAATTCCAGACTCATCTTCCCCGGGCTGCCCAGTTGGTGATTTACTGATATCACCAGCAATTCCAGGGTGTTTAGCATAACCTTGTCCCCAGCTCGAATAGTGTTAATATCCACGCTCTCAACATTAAAGGTTTCCTGGACTCCACAGAGTAGCTTTTGCCCGGCTGCTGATGCGGCTCCGGCGTCCGTTATCTTTTCGTCTTGGAGCACTTTCTGGAGGGTGCCGTATTTATTCGTATCTTTCTTTTCGAGGGCCAACACCGGCGAACGCTGATCTTCTCCGGCATTTCCAAGTACCTTAACCTGGGTAACAGTTCCCTCCAGAGTGCGCTTCTGTGTAACCTGGTTAGTGTTTTCACTTTCTAACACCCATACTGTGGCATTCTTCCCCAGTTCAACAAGCTCCAGGCCATTCGGTGCCATCCGGGCACGGAAGAGGCCGCCGCCTTTCTCTGCCGTTTCTTTTAAGTCCCTTTGAATCATGCTCCAAATTGACTGAGCCCTGTACACCCCTTTTGCCAGAGTGACTCCGGTGTCAGCAAGGCCCGCAACCGGAATGTCCCAGTCTTTGCAGTACTGGGCTAGGCGCTCAGTTGCCGTGGTCCCGGCTGCAAAGAGGTATTCATCCTCCGATTTGGCCAGGTAAATAGTTTTGTCGTAGATGTCCACGTCCAAGTGCTTCTGGCCAGGATTGGTGCTGACACACTCCCAAACAACTCCAGGGTGCAGCAAGTAAACCATAGATTTTCCCCCGAAGGGAATACCTGATATCCGTAACTCCTGACCGTTGTTAATGCCTATCTTTCCAAGGTCTTCAGTCACCGTCATTCGCACCTGGGCGTGGTAGGCGATATCCGAAAGAGATTCGTCCAGGCTGATGCTTTCGATTAGTTCCCGCAGGAAATACTGGTTGGCCAGAATCACTTCGTATTTGCTTAATTCAGGTTTAATGGTCACACTCATGCTGGCATCCTCAATTCAGTTCCGGAATAAATCAGTTCCGGCTTTTTGCCGATGGCATCTTTGTTGAGTTCATATATTTCGCCCCACCGGCTGCCGTCCCCCAGCTCCCGCTGTGCAATAGACCATAGGCAGTCACCAGATTTAATAGTGTAAATTTTGGGTGTTGGCTTAAGATCCGGACGCGCAGCCATGACAGGGGTAGTTGTCACCGTTACGGATTCAGTGGTTTTTAATTCCGCA